CTGATGGTGGGCGATGGTGAGGTAGTTGAAGCCTTTACCGAGCTGGCATATGTCTCAAACATCAGTGGTCCCGGCTTAGCGGTTGATACTGAGGACGTGACAACACACGACCAGGCAACCGCATTTGAAGAGGTTGTGGCAACGATCCTGAGAACCGGCGAGATCACACTGGATATTGTTTACGATCCAGACGAAGGCACGCATGATGCCACAACTGGCCTCTTGAAGGACCTTGAGGATAAGACGTTGCGCAACTTCCAACTGCAATTTCCAAGTACGGGATATGTGATGTTCACGTTCGCTGCGTATGTAACGGGATTTGAACCAGGTGCCCCGGTGGGAGGCGCATTAACCGCATCGCTATCAGTCAAGATCAGCGGTGTACCAGTATTGGATGGCGATTACACGCCTACATAAGGAGTTTTATATATGGCAAAATATGCTGCTTTTGGATGTGCCCTGAAACGTGGGGCGACTGCGATCGCGAACGTATCAAACATTTCTGGTCCCGGTTTGAGTGTGGACATGGAAGATGTAACAACGCATGACTCAACCAGCGGATGGGAAGAGGCAGTAGCGACAATTCTGCGTTCCGGCGAAGTTACCCTGGACATTGTTTATGACCCAGATCATGCCACGCACAAGTACGCGGCCACTGGATTGTTGCATGACATGGTAAGCCGAGCCTCGACAACCTATAACCTGTATTTCTCGGACTCGTCTCCGGCAACATGGCAGTTCTCTGCCTTTGTGACCGGATTTGAGCCACGCATGCCCGTTGGTGGGGCATTGACCGCATCAGTATCATTCAAACTGACTGGTGCCCCGACATTAGCTTAATAATTTGAAGTAGGCCAAGGACGGCGAGATACCGTCCAGATAGGAGATCTAAATGGCTTTGAGTAAGGAACAGATACTCAGTATCCGTGACATCAAGATAGAGGAGCTTTATGTTCCCGAGTGGAATGACAGCATCTTTATCAAGACCATGACAGCTGAAGAGCGCGATAGGTTCGAGGAAAGCATCTTTATTCGAGATGGCGGCAAAAGAAAAACGGATCTGTTTGGGTTGCGCGCCAAGATGTGCGCATTCGTGATCTGCGACGAGAAGGGCAACAGGCTGTTTACTGAGAAGGAAGTTGAAGCTCTATCTCAGAAGAATGCGAATGCCCTGGCACGGATATTCGAGAAGGCTCAGGAGCTGGCGGCCATTGGCGAGAACGATGTGGCAGAACTATCAAAAAACTCCAAGAGCGTCCAGGAAGGCGATTCCTCTTCCGATTAGCCCTGAAGCTGGGCATGACAGTAGCGGAACTTTCTGGGCGCCTCTCGAGCCATGAATTGAGCGAGTGGCAGGCCTACTACGCATTAGAACCTTGGGGCACGGAGATTGAATTGATGGGCCATGCAATAACAGCATCGACGGTGCACAATGTACACAGAGGCAAGAAAGGAAAGGCATTGAGTTTCCAGGACTTTATGCCGAGGTTTGGCGCTGTCAAAGAAGAACAGACAGAGGGGGAAATGCTCCAGTTCGTGGAGATATTGAATGCTGCCATGGGTGGGAAAGATATGAGAGGTGAACAACCATGACACAAATGGATGATCTTGTTACGCGTCTCAAACTTGACATCTCAGACTATGAGAAGAATGCCAAGAAAGCGGAGAAATCCACCGATAGTCTTGAGAAAGAAACCAAAGAATTATCTCAGACAAATAAAAAGGCCGGTGACAGTTTCGATAAGCTGATGAATGCTTTTACTGGGTTGAACCAGGGCATTCAGCTTGCACAACAGGCCTTCGCTATTTTGAAAAAAGGCTATGATGCAGTAATTTTATCCACAGTTGAATATGCTGAAGAAGTAAGGCAGCTATCCAGGACAATTGGCTCAACACCGGAGGATGCCAGTAAATTAATACAAGCAGCTGATGATGTGAAGGTAAGTTTTGATACCTTACAAACATCTATGAATATTGCCATTAGAAATGGCCTGGAGCCAACCATTGAAGGCATGGGACGGTTGGCTGATGAGTATGTTGGAATTACAGATCCCATAGCCAGAGCGAAATTCTTGCTTGACAACTTTGGACGCTCCGGTGCTGATATGGCACC